CAAGGCGGGTACGCTGATCCTCGCGCCCATAGGCGTCGGCACCACCGCCGGCGGCGCCGCCATCCCCGGTCTCACAATCGATAAGGGCATGTGCAGCAGCTATGGCTGGACGCGGAAAACGCGCGATGAGCACGACGGTGTCGAAGCGCAATGGCGCGACCAGGCGAAGGCCAAACATGAAGTGGTGAAGGTCGGCGGGACCAAAAACCCGCGCCGGTTGAAGCGCACCTATGCGAGCGAGAGCGACGCGAAAGCCGCCGCCGAGGGCGCCAAGCGCCGCGACGCACGCACCGCCGCCGAGTTCACGCTCACGCTCGCCTACGGCGACGCGAGCTTGATGCCCGAGCGCTCGGTCGCATTGTCAGGATTCAAGAGCGAGATCGACGCACAGAAATGGCAAATTGCCGAGGTGTCGCACCGGATAGACGGCAGCGGCGGTTTCACGACGTCGCTCACACTGGATCTAGGCGCCTAGCGCATTATCCGATGTCGGCTCATCAAACAGCGGCAGCAACGCCATGTCGTCGTTCGCAGCAGGGCGCGAATAGGCCTTATGCTTGCCGCCGAGCTTCGCCTCGGGCAGTCCATGCCGGCGCTCGTGCCGATAGGTCGGCCCGGCCCACATAAACCATTCGAATTCGGCCGCATCATCGCACGGCTGCCATCCATCGGGCAGCACCGCCTCGATATACTCGCGGCCCTCTTCCGGCATCAGGATCGTCAGCGTCGGCGCCCAGAACAGGCCGTCCGTATAGACGGCATGGCTGGGGTATTTCAGGCGCGCTTCGCATGCCGCGACGGCTAGCTCGTCTTCGAGCGCGTCCAGCTCGCGAGGCGTCATTGATTTGCACAGGAACATTTGGCTTCTCCGATTCGCCCCGGCCTCAATGTTCCACTTTCGTTCTCATTTGTCGAGTCCATTGACTCCCCGCGGCGACGGGTCAAACTCCGCGCATGTGCAACCTCTATGGCATCGACATGACATGGGCCGAGTACATCGCCCATTTCCAAGCCGCCGACGACTGGCGGTCGCAGCTCACCGTCGAAAAGGACTATGCGGCGCCGGGCAAGCCGGGCTGGATCGTTCGCGACCTAGACGATGGTCGCCGCGTTGTCGAAGCGATGACATGGGGTTTCCCCGATAAGGGACGCGAACGAAAGCGCGCGCCAGCCCCCGGTCAATCCCGCCTGATCTACGAATATTACCCGAACGCGCGCGACCTCGGTCGCGAATGGTGGCGAATGTGGATCGCGCAGCCGGCGCACCGCTGCCTTGTGCCGTTCACCCGCTTCGCCGAGCCGAAAGCGGCGGCGCATCGGACATCGCCGCGCGACGTCAATTGGTGGTTTACCGTCACCGACCAGTCGCATCCATGCTTCGCAGGCATCTGGAAAATGCACGAGGATTTGGGGCCGGTCTATTCCTTCCTCACGTGCGAACCGAATGCCTTGGTCGGGCCAAAACACCCAAAGGCGATGCCAGTAATCCTGCGCGCCGAGGATCGAGAACAATGGCTGACGGGCAGTCTCGACGAGGCGCTTTCCCTGCAGCGGCCCTATGCGGCCGACGCCATGGTTGTCCACTGATGCCGAGACCATGGCCCGATCCGCGCGACCCGGAACGCCCGCCGAGCAAATTCCGCGAACATCTTTTCTGGTTCGCGGTCGCCGTCGTCGGAGCCGGCATTGTTGCCAATGTCGGTCGCGGCCTCATGGGCATGGGGTGGAACTGGTAGGGCCGCCTATTTCCGTTTTCCGCTGGCAATTCCGAGATCCTGCTCGCTCGCACCGAGCGAGGTGGCGACCGCGATAACCCCGCCGACACACAGCAATTGCCCTTGCTGCATCTGTTCGGTGGTATCCTGAAGATCCGCTAGCGCCGAGGGGCTGGTGTCGCCGTCGATGATATCCTTGAGCTTCCGCGCACCCGACCATTTCATCACGTAGGCGGTGTCGCAGGCTTCAAGCGATTTTTCCAACGCGGTGGCGTTCTCTCCCGTGATGCTGTCGGGAACGTCGATAGCGCGAATTTCGCTGCCGGTGCCGAGGCAGGCATCCTGCGCACGATCGGCCGCGCGATACGCCTGAACCAAGTCGCCGCTCTGCATGACATCGGCCATGGTCGCCGTCGCCGCATCGCACCCCGCCGTCGCCGACAACAATGCCTTATAGGTCGCGATCGCATCCCTTTTGGGATCGCCTGTTGCCGCGGGCTTGCTGCTCCCCGACGCGGCCGACGTCCCCTTCTCATCGCCCCTACCGATGCAGGTCGCCAGCAACAGGATGACCGCAACGATCCCGATGCAGCCGACCGTCATCGCTTTCTTGTCGCCCTTGTCGACCGAACCCGCATATTCTCCGGCTTGCTTGCGCGCGTCGATCTGAGCCTGCGTAAAGGTCAGGTGGCAATTCGGACACACCACCGCGTCTACCGATGACGGCTCACGACACGTTGGACACAGGGCCTCACCCCGCTTAGCTACTTTCGGCATCCGCCCCCCATTTACCGCAGTCTAACACCATACCAAGCCAGCTCAGCCGGTCATGGCTTACCAATTTTCCCGACAACCTGCCCGATCACGAACATCTCATCATCATGTGCGCTCTCAGGCCCGACGTTCGGGTTGTCGCTCTTGATCTTGTAGCTTCCATCAGGATTTGCCCAGATCCGCTTGACCATGCCGAGCTGCGCAACCGCAATTGCGTAAAGCCCATCCTGCTCGCGGATCGAATTTTGTGTCAGGTCGAGGATCGCGAGATCGCCGTCAGAAAAGGTCGGCTTCATCGAATTGCCTTTGGTCCGCACGATGCGGAGGAAAGCCGGATCGGTGCGCGTCAGTTCGCGCAGCCAGCTCGCCGGCAGCCAGCGAGAAATCTCCATCACCGCGCCATCGTCAATGTAGCCACCGCCCAGCCCGAGGGCGAGATCGACTTCCTTGACTTCGACCAGGCCAAGTTCTTCCGGCGTCGGTGATCGCTCCGGCGCGGTGATAAAGGTCCGACGCTTATCGCGCACATCATCTGACGCGGGACCGGGATCGTCGGAAACGCCGGTCAGATATTCGGGCGTCGACCCCACGGCCTCCGCCAGCTCAAGAAGCTTGCCCGTTTCTCTCGTTTCGCCCGCGATCAACCGCCCGATAGAAGGTTGTTTCAGATCGACGATTCGCGCCAGTTGGGACTGGTTCAGCCCCGCCGCAACCATCCGTTCTTCCAGCCGAGAGCCTATGATTTTAGCCACAATCGCCACCTATACGTAAACGAATAGCGGCACACGCAACTTTTACGTTGCATCAGTTATACGTATATGTATAACCAGCCGCATGGTCGAACAGCTCACCCGATATGAAGCCTTGCTGCGGTGCCGCGAAAAAGCGGGCGACGATAGCAAGCTCGCGCGCGATCTAGGCGTCACGCAGCCGCGCGTATGGCGCTGGATTAACCAGTCGAAGCAATTGCCGGCGGAACACGTTCTCGATGCCGAGCGCCTCTATGGCGTTTCGCGCCACGCTTTGCGCCCCGACATATATCCTCGCAATTATCCGCCTGCGCCGGACGATGAACTGCGGTGGATCGGTGTCGATATGGCGGCGCCCGGATATGACCGCTCTGCGCACGTCACCGTTCCCGCCACGCACGGAGCGCGATGATGCTTCGCGGGGGGATTCACCAATTTCGTTCACCAACTTGCAGCGGTGTGGTCGCGCCGCTGCACCGGCGCTGCCTGCTCCTTGCAGGTTCATCGGCGGCGCCGGCCCGCGAACAGGCTGCGGAAGGCTTCTCCCCTCCGATACCCGCAGCCTGTTCGCACCCCATTTCGATGTCAGCATGTGAAATCCCCTGTCGCAGTTGCCCGAGCACGCCCGCCCGTCGCTGTTGCATGACCCATGCTGACAGCAATATCGCCGAAGAAAAAGGCGGTAAAAATCAGAATGTTACCGCTTTTTATATAGGTGAAGCATGAGCGTTGAGCGCAACATCACCCTCCCGCCTGAGCTGCAGGAGATCAAGGAAGCGTCGCGGGCGCTGGTCAAAGCCTATGGCGGGCAGGAAGCTGCGGCCAAGCGGCTCGGCACCCGGCAACAGCGCCTGAGCGATTGCTGCAGCACCACGACCGACGCCTTCATGCGCGCCGACGAGATCGCCACGCTCGAAGCCGAAACGGTCGGCTATCCCGGTCACCCGCATGTGACGTCGGTCCTTGCTCGCCAGCGCCTGCGCGAGCTCGTGCCGACGCCGACCATCGCCGCGACGGGCCGCGATCTGCTCATATTGTTCGCCAAGCAATCGAAGGGGAGCAGCAAGCTCGCCGAAAAGATCCTCGACGCGCACGAAGATGACCATGTCGACGCCGACGAGGCCGCACAGATCGAGGCCGCGGCCGATCAGGTTATCGCTACCGCGCTCGCCATCCGTTCCGAAGCCCGCATGATCCAGCGGGAGCATCGCCAATGAGCCGAGGTTCGCCCGCCCGATGCCCGTATTGCAAGGCAAAGGGTCGCATTCGAAATAGTGAGGAAGTCTCGGTCCTGCACCGCGACATCTGGATCGACTGCACCAACGACGAGTGCGGACACCGCTGGAAAGCCCAGCTCAGTTTCGTTCACAGCATCAGTATCCCCAGCAGCTTGCCGCCGGGGGTCACTATCAATCTGCCAGTCACGCCGGGGCGCTATCGCCGCGACGACCGGGATGGGGAGCCGCCGCCGGTCGCCATCCCGGCCTGACCTGACTTTTTCCGCATGAAACCGTCGCAACCACGCCGAAACGCGCTTTCGGCGACGCCCTCTCTTTGCCCTCGAAAGCCGCCGCCCTTTTATGAGCAAAACCCTCGCCCAAGAACTGCGCGACGCTTTGATGCAGGAGTTCAAGTTCACGCCCGAGCGGGAGTGGCTGCGCAAGGGGCGCTGCCCGGAATGCGGCAAGCGGGAGCTGTTCACGCACGCCGAAACGCCCCGCGTCCTCAAATGCGGTCGGCTCAACAAATGCGGCTATGAGAAGTCGGTACGCGAGTATTTCCCCGACATTTTCAACGACTGGTCGAAGCGTTTCAAGGCGACCGAGGCCGACCCGAACGCCGCCGCCGATGCATTCCTGCACCATGGCCGCGGCCTCGACCTTGCGGGCATGCGCGGCTGTTACACGCAGGAATATTACCGCGATCAGGAACGCAACATCGGGACCGCCACCGTGCGCTTCCCGCTGCCCGGCGGTACATGGTGGGAACGGCTGATCGACCAGCCGAGCCGGTTCGACATGAAGGCCCGCTTTGCGCCCAAGCCATCGGTCGGCGGGAAATCCTACAAGGGCTATTGCTGGATCCCGCCTGATTTCACGATGGAAACTCTGGCCACTGCCGAGCGCATCGAGATTACCGAGGGCATATTCAACGCATGGGCGCTGAAACAGGTTGGCCATGTTGCGGTGTCGGCAATGACCGTCAGCAACTGGCCCGAGCATTTCCTCAAGGAATTGCGGCAAGCAATCGCCAACGGCCCGACGCCGAACCATCGCCCGGAGCTGGTCTTCGCATTCGACGTCGGCGCCGCCGGCGTGAAGTGGACGCGCGATTTCGTGAAGCGCGCCGAGAACGAGGGCTGGCCCGCCAGTGCCGCGCAACCCAGCCTGATCGACGGCGTCGACCATGATTGGAACGACCTGCTGCAGTTGGGCAAACTGACCGCCACCGACTTCGAAGAATATTACTGGAATGGCATGGTCACGATCGCGCCGAGCGCGACGGAAAAGGCCTGCCTCATCCATGAGCGCAAGGGCTGGACGGGTTTCAGCTTCGCCTTCGACAACCGCACATGGTGGGCGACCTTCAATCAGGCCCGCATTTCGGAGGTTATGCTCAAAGAGGAGCTGACGCGCAAAGCGGCTATCCGTGCGTGCGCCGAGGCCGACGAGATCGCAAATTGCGCGTTCCGTACGCTCTATCGCGAGCGCGACGAGGTCATCGACGACACCGCCTATTATCTGCGCATCGACTTTCCCGGCAAGATGCCGACCGCCAAGGGCCGCTTCTCGGCCGCACAGCTCACCGCCGCACCCGAGTTCAAGAAGCGCCTGTTCGCGTTCGGGGGCATGTTCACCGGCACGACCGGGCAGCTCGACCGGCTGATGCAGATCCAGACGCGCGACCTCAAGACCGTCGAGCCGATAGACTTCACCGGATACAGCAAATCGCACGAGGCTTGGATCCTCGGCGATATCGCGGTGCGCAAGGGACGCGTCCATGATCTGAACGCCGAGGACTATTTCGATTTTGGCAAGGTCGCGGTCAAGCTGCGCACCGCCGAACGGCTGCTCGATATCGAATATGATGCCGATCAGTTCGACACACAGTGGCTGCCGAAACTCTGGACCGCCTATGGCGCCAAGGGCCTAGTCTCCCTCACCTTCTGGCAAATGACGCTGTTCGCGGAGCAGATCCGCGCCGCGCACAAGAGCCTCGCCTTCTTGCAGATCATCGGCGAGCCGGGATCGGGCAAGTCCACCCTGCTCGAATTCATGTGGCGCCTGTACGGGCGCGATTCCTACGAAGGTTTCGACCCGACCAAGGCGACCTCCGCCGCCATCGCCCGCAATCTCGGCAAGGTCGGCGGTCTGCCCGTCGTGCTGATCGAGGGCGACCGCGACGAGAATACGCCGCATTCCAAGCGGTTCGAGTGGGACGAGCTGAAAACCGCCTACAACGGGCGCGCGGTGCGGTCTCGCGGCGTCCGGTCGGGCGGCATGGAAACCTATGACCCGCCCTTTCGCGGCGGAATCATCATCGCGCAGAACTTCGCCGTCAAGGCATCGGCCGCGCTGCTCGAACGCCTGATGAGCCTCACGATCAACAAAGAAGGCTGGTCGCCCGCGACGAAAAAAGCGGCCGAAGAGATCGAGAGCTGGCCGACCGAAAAGCTGTCGTCCTTCGTCATCCACACGGTTCGGCAAGAGGACGAGTGGCTCAAGACCTTCTTTGAAGCGTACCGCCGGCACGAGACCGAATTGCCGAAGCTGTCGGGCGTGACGCACCAGCGCCTGGTCAAAAACCATGCGCAGCTAGCCGCCGGCCTCGACGCGCTCGCGGCGTGCATCAAGATCCCCGATGAAGTGGTCGAGCAAGGCCATCAGTTTATCGCGAAAATGATTGCCGAGCGGCATCAGGCCATCAGCGCCGACCACCCGCATGTCGCGAAATTCTGGGAACTCTTCGACTGGTTCGAGGTCAACGAGCCAATCGGTTCCACCCCGATCAATCTCCATAGCAAATCCGACACGCTGATCGCGGTCAGCCTGCCGATGTTCGAGGAGCGTTGCCGCAATCGCGGCATTCAAACGCCCCCGATGGACGACCTCAAGCTGCTCCTGCGCAGCTCGAAGAGCCGCCGATTCCTAGCGGCGAAGAACGTCAAAACCCGCCTCGAAAACAAGGTCATCCACTGTTGGGTCTTCGCCCAGCCGGAAGGCCGCAACGACCTCATGGAGGATTGAAATGCGTAACTTCCAACCGGCCATCTACGTCTGCGCCGATTGCAACGTCGAACACTATGGCGATCGCCAGCACCTTCCGCTCGGATGGGACCGCTGCACGACATCGCGCGGCCATGACGCGGTTCGTTGCGGCAACTGCCTCGAACAGATCGAGCAGCGCCATTTCGACGCCAGCGCACCCCGTCCGTTCGAGCGGCCGACCACCGGCATGGTGCTCGGCATCCTTGCCGCCCGCTTCGCCGGCGTCCTGATGCGCGTCAGCGACCTTCCCGCGCGGGAGGCCCGCCCGTGAGCGGAAACCGTATTTCCTGCGCCAAATGCGACGCGCCGGGCCTCATGGTCGGCGACACCCTGCCCGAAGGCTGGGAACGCCACACCAGCGGAATGACGAAGGCGGCGCTCGCAGTCTGCGGCGGCTGCGTCGAAGGATCTCGCGGCAAGACGATCCGCTCGGGCGACGCCGGCGCAACCGACGATCAGCTTCGCCTCTTCATCGAGCGCATCGAGCGCATGGAAGAGGAAAAGAAGGGCGTCGCTGACGATATCCGCGACACTTACAACGAAGCCGGCTCGCAGGGCTACGACAAGAAAATCATGCGCGAGCTGATCAAGCTCCGCCGCATGCACCCGAACGACCGCGCCGAGCGCGACGCCATTCTCGAAACCTACCGCGCCGCCATCGGCCTCAGCTGACCCGCCAGAAAGGGAGGATCCCGCATGTCCAAACCTGATTTCAATCACGTCAATTTCATCGAGCAGCGCCTCTGCGCGACAGTGAAGCGCTGCCTCGGGCTTCGCGTCCACCACGTCGATCTATCGCACCGTCTGGTCGACGATCTCGGATGCGACAGCATCGATCATGTCGAGATCGCGATGAAGGTCGAGGATTGCTTCGGCATCGTGCTCACCGACGACGAAGCAGCCGAATGCGCGACTGTCGCCGACTATAGCGTGCTGATCCGGCGCAAGTTGATGACCGCCTTCCCGGCGGCGGGAGGTGCCGAATGCGCCGCCTCCTGAACCTGTTCCCGGTCGACGCGGCCGACGCCGACCGCGCCGCGGCCGAGATCCGCTCGCTCTTCCACTGGCCCGATTTCCTCGCGGCCGCGGCCTACGCCGGCCTGCTCGTAATCGTGCTGCCGGCGGCAATCCTCTTCCTTTTGGTGATCGGAGATATGAAATGAGTGTCGTTGTTTATGGCCCGATGGCGTGCGGCAAAACGCGTCACGCCGGCGCGATTGCCCGCCACTTCGGCCTCAAGCGCGTCGTCGACGACTGGGACCACAAGCTGCATCGGATCACCCCCGGCGCCCTGCATCTGACAACGACGCGACCGATCGCGTGCGGGTCCGCGCGTGTGATCGGTTACGAAGAGTTGCCGGCGCATGTTCGTAGCAATGCCAAATCGGCCGACGACGCCGGTTTGCGGAAGATGAGGCCCGCCGCAATCCGGCGGTTTTGCTGACATGAAGTTGCACGGTCACCGGACTTCGATTCTCGGCACACCTGCCTTCGTCTGTAGCGGACGCGGTGGACATACGCCCGCCGCGCCTCAGGCACCGGCGATCGCCGCCAGCCGCAATCGGTCTCGCGAAGCTGCCGCCGATCGCAACCGCGAGCTGCGCCGCCGCGCCCTCTGGCTCGACTGTGAGCGCGCGCCACTCTCCATCGTGAAGGAGATCCCGGCATGATTGTTATCCGAGTTGAGCTTTGGTCGGCAGTCGACGGTCAAAAGACCGAACTCGCCCGCGCCATGATTCACAACGTCGGCGGCACAAACAATGTCGGCGACTATGAAGGCGAATCTTACCGGGGCCGGTCGGAAGCCGCCCTTGATGCTGCTATGCTTCGGCAACAGGTCACGAAGCGGGGCAAGGTCACCGGCCACCGCCGCCTAGACCTGCACGTCTGGCACCTCGTCGCCAAGATGCTCGCGTCGATGGGATACGGCCAATGAAGCGCCTGACCGACGCGGAGCTGCGCAACCAGATCGCAGCCTTCGAGGCGATCAACCGCGACCGCCCCCTCACCGACGACGAAGCCGACCAGCTCTGGCGCCTCGTCCACATCGAAACCTGCAGGATCAAAGCCCGCCGTGCGTCGATCGAACGCAATCAGGCGCGCCTCGCCCTGCTCACCGAAAGGATGGCAGCATGACCGATTTTCAGACCCAAGTTATCGGCGCACTCGTTTTGGCCTCCCTCACCCTGCAACTCCTGCAGATCCGCTACCTGCGGCGGATAGTCCGCCGCATCAAAGGCCGCTACCTGTGAGCGCCCCGATTCCCGATTTCCCTGTCGACGAGGTGTTGAGCCCCGCACTGGTCGAAATCTTTCTCGAGCTGATGCGCGAGCGCGCCCGGTCGGTGGTTGTTTTCGGTCACAATGCAGAGGCCGACGACAAGATGCCGCTCCCCGCGCTCGGCGAGAGAGCGACCGCATTCCTGCAGATTGCAGCCGAGCGCACCCTCGGGTCGCGCGAACGCCGAATCCTGCCCGCTGCGCGCAAGAAAGCCCTGCAGGGCATCATTGTCGCCATCGGCTTCATCGACGCCATCGACCGCGAAATCGCTCGCGAGACAGCGGAATGATTGTGGTCCTCGCCCGAACCGCCCGACGCCAGCAGCGCCACCTCGACGCGATCGTGATCAACGACCGTATCCGTGCCCTCGCGATCGGCGGCGCCGATGCTGAGCAAATCCGAAACACAGTGCGACGCGGCGACGCCTACGTGCGCCGTATCGCGGGCTGGAGGCTCAAATGAAGCGCATCGTCCGTGCCATCACCCTGCCTTTCCGCATGCTGATCTCGCTGCCGCTGCTGATCGGCTTCTATCTGGTCGGTTTCCTTCATCTTCGCGCTGAGCGCGCCCGCCTTGATCGCGAACGGAATCAAAAATGAGCGCCGAACTTTCCTCCGCAAATAGCCGCCACCCTTGGGATTGGTATGTCGAAGAACGCTGGGTGACGCACCGGCTCGCCGACTACCTGCCTCTCGACGAGGGCGTCACCTATCTGGATCCTTGCTGCGGATCCGGCAATGTCGTCGAAGCGCTCGCCGAACGCGGGCATCAGGCATACGGAACCGACCTTTTTGAGCGCTATGAAGGGCCGCGCTTCCTCGGCATCCACGATTGGATGGGGGATCAGCGGCACTTGCTCGAAGCGAGCAACGCTCTCTCTGTTTTCTTCAATCCGCCGTACAGCCGCCAGAACGGGGCGCTCGTTCGCGGCCTCGCCGAGAAATGCATCCGCCGCGCGATCGAGGTTGCAACGCACAAGGTTGCCGCGCTGCTGCCCGTCAAATGGCTCGCGAGCAATGGCCGCTATAACCTGTTCGAGCGCGACCATCGCCCGAGCGGTATCTATATTCTGTGCGAGCGGCCCAGCATGCCGCCCGGCGACGTAATCGAGCAGCTCGGCAAGCGCGCGCAAAAAGGCGGCAAGGTCGATTTCATGTGGGTGGTGTGGGATCTGCAGGCCGAACCGATGCCGCACGCTCCGACATTCTGGATTCCGCCTCGCTCGGCCGAGGTTGCCGCCTAAAATGAAAACCCGTGTCCCCGCGCCTGCGAATGATCGCGTCGATCATCCGGCGCGGGCACTTGCGCGCCTGATATTTAAGGCCAAGATGCGCGACCTTGATTCACCCCAGCCGGAGACCCCGCATGGTCCGCTGCGCCATCTACGCCAGATTCTCGACTGATAAGCAGAACGAAAGGTCGGTCGACGATCAGGTGCACCTGTGTGCCGAACGCGCCGAGCGAGAAGGTTGGACGGTCGATCAGGTCTTTCCCGATTTCGCAATCAGCGGTGCAACACGGGATAGGCCCGGCCTGAATGCGCTGATCGGCGCGCTCGATCGCTTTGATGTCATCCTTACGGAATCTATCGACCGCCTTTCGCGAGATCAGGAGGATATCGCGCATATTTTCAAGTTGGTTCGCCATGCCGGCGCACGCCTGGTCACGCTTTCCGATGGCGAAGTCAGCGAAATCCACGTCGGCCTCAAAGGCACCATGGCGGCGCTCTTTCTCAAAGATCTTGGCGATAAGGTGCGCCGCGGCCAAATCGGCAACGCCAAGGCCGGGCGGATCCCCGGCGGACGCAGCTATGGCTACCGGCCCGTGGTGAAGCTCGACGCGCGCGGGCGCCCGGAGGCGGGCTGGTCAGAAATTGAGGAAGATGAGGCTGAGGTAATCCGTCGAATCTTCACCGAGTTTCTCGCCGGATCCTCGCCCCTATCGATCGCAAAGCGGCTCAATGAACAGGGTATAAGGTCGCCGCGCGGCGGAAAATGGAACGCCAGCACTATCCTCGGCAACAAGAAGCGCGCGAACGGCGTGCTGCACAATCCGCTCTACGCGGGTCGGATCGTCTACAATCGACAACGGTTTGAAAAGCACCCCATCACGCGTCGACGTTTGTCGAAGGCCAACCCGCCCGAATTGTGGATCACAACGCAGGTCGATGATTTGCGTATAGTTGACGAAGAAACCTTCCAAGCGGTCGCCACCCGTTTCGGTGAAAGCGCCGTGGTGCCGCCCAGTTGGCAGCGACGGCCGAAACGCCTGTTGTCTGAGTTGGTCGAGTGCGGGATCTGCGGCGGCAACGTCACGATCCATGCGAAAGACTATTGGTACTGCTCGACCCGCAAAAACACGGGGATGTGTTCGAATGCGGCGTCGATCAGGACGGCGGAGCTTGAGCGCCGCGTCCTCGACGCGCTTAAACATAAGCTCCTCACCCCGGAATGGGTCGAAGAGTTTGTCGATGAGTGGCGCATTCTGACGAACGAAGAGAACCGCCGTCGTCAAGCGCACCGAGCAAGGGCGGAAGCTCGCATGGTCAAAGCGCAGGGGCGCGTCGATCGTCTGACAAATGCGATCGCCGATGGTCTCGGGGAGTATCAGGAACTCAAGACGAAGCTCATGGACGCCTACGCCGAGCGCCGAAACATTCAGGCCGAAATAGACGAAGGCGAAGCGATCAATCTGCTCGCCTTCCATCCCGGCATAGCGCTCGAATACCGGCGCTGGATCGAAAACGCGCAGGCGAACCTCGACAGCGGCGAATATGACACCGATGAATTTCGGGCGAGCCTGCGCCCGCATATCGGCAAGGTGGTCATGTCACCGAACCCCGAGGGCCGCGGCGCTATACTTGAGCTACACGGCGTCCTCGCCGCGATGCTTCAATCTGTTGGGGGGGCTTCGGCCTCTAGCGACCGTACTGTAAAATTGGTTGCGGGAGTAGGATTTATGCGGTGCAGTACGATGCTGCGCGCGATGGCGGCGTGATCGCCCTAATTCTCTGAACCGGCGTCCGGTCGACCGATCTCATTGAACGCGCCATTGCCGCGCACGCTCCTCATAGTCGTCGCCATCCTCTTATAGTGCGCGTGAGCGCGGTCCGGGTCGCTTGTCCCGACGAGGTGCGTATCGCCCTGATCGTCGACGCCCATGATCATGAAGACGCGATCGCCGCTGTCCGCCTCGTCCATACTCATATCTCCTGCACGTTCGCAGCGTGAAGATCTGCACCTTGCCGCTGTGGTAATTTCTAGCCGCACTTTCCAATTCATTATTCGGGGGGTGACGGGAACGACCTAACCTATCTAACAAGCGCCGATTATCAAGGGCTTACGACCTAACCGGGACCGCATTTCCATCTAACCAAATTAGGTATAATCAATCTAACCTTTTAGGTAAGCTAACCTATTGATTTTGAACGATTTTTAATCGGACCCATCAAAAAGTTAGGCGCCAATTAGATGGCAAATCTAATATAATTTACGTTACATATCAGCATCTTGATATCAGAGACTATGCCGAGTGAGGAAGGTTAGGCCCAGCCGACACGGGGTAGGTACGATTGCTTGATGACCATGAAAACGGCCCCAGAAATCAGCGTCATGCGATGACCTGCGTTCAGGCGCGTCGGATCGGTCGGAGTGCACATGGCCCTCTACCGCTCGCCGAACGGCGGCATCTCACGCCCGCCCATGTGCGTCGAAACCATGAAAAGAGAGCGCAGGCGAGGCGTGGGGGTGAGCGCGGCGCGCGGGGTCGAGGTGAGACCTCTCACGGTTGATCGGCCTCGGCGCGGCAAGCTCGGTCTGTCGCATGGCGCGCGCTGCGCTCTTGTCGTCATGTTCATGATATGTTCCAAGCTGGACCGTGACGCGGCGATTCGAAACGATAGAGGAGCTGGCATGGCGCGGCCTATGGATGCGGCGCTGGTGCTTCACCTGCGTGCGCGGATCCGCGGTTAGCGCGATCGAGGCCTTGCATCACTTTCTGGACCGGGGCTGGTCGTTCGACCTGCAGTCGGCGCGCTTGCGCTATCCCTGCCGGATCTGTCGTACCGCCGATGATGTTTTGCTCTTGCCGGCGAGCCCCCCACCCCCTCCCCCATTGCCGTCGTCGACCGGCACGGGGCGAACATGGCAACAGGAAACCGAGGCATTCTTTCACGGCCTGTGGGCGCAGAAGAAGCGAAGGCGCAACGACCATCTCGGACCGAGCAGCGAAGCACTGATGCGACCGCTGGCCGAACGTGATCGCAAGCGATAAAGACCTACGCATGGAAGCTTCGTTACTGAATATTCTCCCGTCCGAAATGCAGCACATTGTGAAGCAGATCGAGGACCGTTGCGGCAGTGGAATCGGCGTCAAGCCTATGCCGCTGAACGTTCACCGGGCCGTGAATATGGCGCCTGCAGCGATGGAGATCGACACGGACGGTAAGAGCGCGCGTGCAATTTTGGTGCTGGCGAGCGACGACCCGATCCCAGCTCATATGCTTGCGCACGAAATCCTTCACGCCAAGCACACTCTGTTAGACGGCGCCCCTTGGATCCAGCCACGAGGCGGGCCGCCGAGCTTGGTCGCGATGGCGATAAACAACGACGCCGCTCACATGGAGATCATACCGACTGAAATTGCGATGTTCCCCGAAGCGGAGGCGTTTTGGTCTGCTCATCAGTTAGATGGATTGAACGGGTTTGTCAGACGGATCGAGCGGGACACCGATCGACGAGCGCTACGCAACGACTTATTGCGGTTCCAATTGGTAACGGGGCATGTGCTGCCGAAGTGGCCCCACCGTCAGAGTCTCGATCAGCACGTTGCCGATCTCAATCTGTCTTCCGACGCGTCGCATCTTCGGCGGGGCTACGAAGTGTCGGCTGGCAGGCCTGAGCACGTTCTCTCGACACTTGTTCGTTTTCATCGCCTAAAACCGGATGATTACGATGCCTTCTATGCGTATTCGCCCCCGGCACGCCTGCCGCGACACAGCGACTGAGGGGCGGGCGCTGACGATGGTCAGCGCCCGCGGTGATCATTTCGGTGGCCTCACCGATATGGTCAATTCGAGATGATCAGCTCGCCGAACGGGCCGGCCTTTGCGGTGCCGCCGACCGTATAGCGGCAGCTCACCTCCTCGAACGCGAAGCCGTCGAAGATCTCGCGCACCTCGGGCTTGTCGTTGATGGACAGGATGAAGCGGCCTTTGATCTTGCGGAGCAACACGGCCATCGCCTCGAACTCACTGCGCTCGAACATGCCGTCGCCATAGTCGCGTTCGCACCCGAAATAGGGCGGATCGAGATAGAAGAGCGTTCCGGCGCGATCGTAGCGCTCGACGAACCGTTGCCATGGCAAGCGCTCGATCGTCACGCCGGCAAGCCGCTCGTGCAGATCTTCGAGCATCGGCCCGAGCTTGGTCACGTCGAACCGGGCCGACCGGCCCATGTCGACGCCGAAGTTGCGGCCCGCAACCTTCCCGCCGAAGGCTAGGCGCTGCAGGTAGAGGAAGCGCGCCGCCCGCTGCAGGTCGGTGAGCGTTGTAGGGTCGACCCGCGTCAACCGCTCGAACTCGGCGCGCGTCGTGATCTGAAACCGCAGCATGTCGAGGAACGCGACATAGTGGTGCTGCAGGATCCGATAGAAGGTGGACAGATCCTCGGACCAATCGTTGATGACCTCGGCCTTTGGCCGCTGCACGCGCCGCAGGAAAACGCCGCCCATGCCAACGAAGACCTCGGCGTAAGTGACGTGCGGGACGGCGTCGATACGTTCGACCAGGCGGGATGAAAGGTTCTTCTTTCCGCCAATATATGGCGCGACGGGTTTGACCTTCGCGACCGGCGTCATCGGGAAATCAGGGGAAAGCTGCTGTGTAGACTCCATGGCTATCTGTTCTCTATATGTTCCCTCGCCGGCAACGGCGGGGTGGACCTTGATTCGGATCCAGTTGAGGCCATGGCGGGGTAGGATCCGCCGGTTCGAGCTGCCTCCCAGCTCGTCCCCCGTCGCCGGCAGTTTTTCCCCGCACGGGGAAAAACCTCCAGCAACGGGAATTTCGTCACGCAGCGGCGGCGCTCGGCGCATAGTCATCGAACGCGAGCAGCTCGAAGCCGACATGCTCGTTGATTTGCATGAAGCGGCGCTGCAGCGGCACGATCTCGTTGCCGAAGAATACGCGCTGTGCATCGGTGATGCTTCCGAAGCCGGCGGCGTTGCTCGGCACCACGCCGATGAGCTGGGGCGGCGTCCGGTGCGCGGCAAGGATATCGTCGCGCGTCGCATTTTTGATCCCGATGAACTCATCCTTCGCGGCAACTTCGCTGATGGGGATGATCTGGACGCCCTTCTCCTTCCCCTTCGGGATGTGGAGATAGAGGTTGCGGAAATTGCCCGGTCCCTTCGACTGGCGCATCGCCTCGCGGATCGCGTTGCTGTCGGGTTCGCTCAGCCCCTCTTCGTTGACATAGAAGATGTAGCCGGCGTGACTGCCATTCTTGTAATAGCGGCGGCGGAACAGCGTAGCGGCCTCATTGAGCAGGCCGCTTTGCAGCGCGGCATACCATTCGGGCACGCCATAGATTTCCTGCGCGAGATCCGGTTCGAGCACATGGCAGACCGACCCGCGTCTGAATTCATGGTCGGGCTTGCCCGGCGGGTTGAACCAAAACTGCCCCGGCTCTTTACCAACGCGCGTGTGGATCGCAGGGCTGTTCTTATATGCCATCGGCCGCCCGGCGATGTTGTTGATCTGTTCGAGGTAGCAGTTGCCCGTCGCCAGAAAATTGGTCGCCAGCTTTTCGAACTCGGCATGGGGCAGCAGTTTGGACGGGCGCAGCGACATGCTCAACAGGTTGCGCTTGAGCGCGATTGCGCTCCCGTGGTGCGCCGACATGCGGTACGCTTTGACCAGCCCAATCATAGAGATCGGCGGGACATAGTAGCGCCCGGCGTCGGCCGCTTCGAGCATCAGAAGGAACTCGCCTCGGTCGAGCACGCTCTCGGGATCGCCGAACGTAAACGCCTCGACTTTCATTGCCGGGTCGGCGGTCATCGCTTCGGTCATCAACACAACTCCACTACGCTTTGCGCCGCGACCGCATTCGGATCGAGCGCTTCATTGAAAAGAACATGCATCGCCGCCCACGCGAGATCGGCGTGTCCGGTGGAACCGGATCGGCTGGCGACGAAGGTGACGGATTTGTTGCTGCGCGTGACGTGCGGGCGGATCGACATGAAGCTGTTGATCACGTCCTGCCAATGCGACGCGAACTGCAGGCGACCATCGGCGATCACCTTTTTGGCCTTGTAGACCATCATGGCCTTGACCTCGGGCGAGTAGCGTATCGCGCGCACCGCGGGGAACCACGCGCTCACAAGGCTATAGACCGCGCTGCCGATCCCGGTTGTGTCGATCGCGATATGAGTGACGTTATAGCGCCCGCACATGGCTTTGATCTCGGCCGCTTGCTCTTGATAATCCTTGCCGCGGAACCGCTTCTTTTCGAGCAGACGGAACTTGCCGCCCGCCTTCGCCGGTGGCGCCGCGACGATCAGTCCCGCTTCATCGCCCTGCCCGCTTTCTCCGTTCGGATCGTAGCCGATCCAGACTTCGCCTTCTCCGAAGGGACGACGGGAATATTCGTTGAAATCCTTCCACTCGCGAAAGACATCGACGCCGCAGCGCATCATCATTTGGTGCGGAAACACCGACTGGCTGTCGTCGAGGAAGTGGCACAGGAAGAGGAGGTCGAATTCGTCGAGCGAATATTCGAACATCAGCTCGTCGCGGTCGACCAGGTCCGCAAGACCGCCGGCGATCGCGTCGTCGATCGTGATGATTTGGCGCCAGATGCGATCCGCACCCTCAACGCCGTCTTTCAGCGCCGCGTGGCTGATATCGAACTTCGCGCGGTCGGCTTTGGCCCGGCGATGATTGTATTTTTCGCCCGACCATTTGGCATAGGCCTCGTGCGCAATAACCGATGGCGTCGAGAAATAGGTTTTTCGAAACCGCTTGTGCGTCGCCATCCCGCTGGCGACGGTTTCGAGCTTTTCGAAACCATAGATCCAGAAGGCTTCGTCGATATAGACATCGCCGCTGTAGCTTTGTGCGGTTCGGGAATTGGTCCCGAGAAAATACATGGTGAAAGGCGCGAGCTGCTCGCCCTTGTCATCTACGCCACGCTGGATGACCAGCGGGTTGCCGCGAAGCGTGATGCCCAGCTCGGCTTCGACGAAGGCGACGATATATTCACGAAAGACGTTCGCCTGATTGCGGCTCGCCGAAAGGAATATCTGGTTGTGGCCAGTCTTGAGGCCCCATAGCAGCGCCTCGCGCGCGAAATACCACGTCGCGCCGATCTGGCGGCTTTTGAGGATGAAGCGCGTCCGCCGGCTGACGTTCGCCCACCACGTCTCCTGATAGAAGAAATTATCGCGGTGGAATGCCGCTTCGAGCTGCTCAAGCCCCTCGCGGTCAATCAGGTTTTTGCCCTTTTTCTTCTTATCCTTCACCTCGGGCGCATTGCGATTGGCAACATTCGGGTTGAGGTCGACCTCGTTCCCACCGTTGAGGAATTTCTGACGGCGCGCGGTTTTCTCAAGTCCGCGGAACAGGGCGTCCATTTCCTTGAAATCGTGCCCGGTCTTTTTGTCCTTCGCGATCAGCATCGCGAGGCGACATTCTAGGTGATCCTCGATCTTTTGGACGCTCGACGCTTCATCCCATTTGTCGCGCCCCTTCCAACTGCTGATCGTGCTGATCGGAAGATCCAGCTCCTCTGCAATCTGCGAGATTCCCCAGCCCTGCCAATAGAGCGATCGTGCGCGACGACGCGGCGGCGCCGGCGCGTCGGGGGTGACCTCCGGCGGTCGGATCGCGGTCGCCGTCGCGGGCGGGATGAAGGGCGGCGGGGATGGCATGGCCCGCGCAAACTATGCGCGTACCGCGAACCATCCTCCCACTTGCTCCTGTATAAGCGCGTCATACAGGAGCAAGTCGTTGCGACCCCGCGCGCGGCAGTGGTGAACACGGACGAACCGAACCACGCCAGCCCGGAGCCTGTCATGACCAAGTCGAAATTTTTCCGCGTCGCCGTTGAAGGCGCCACCGTCGACGGTCGGGTGATCGACCGCAAGTGGCTCGAAGAAATGGCCGCGACTTACAATCGCGCCACCTATGGCGCGCGAATCAACCTCGAACATATCCGCGGCGCCGTCCCGCTGTCGGCCAACGCCCCCTTCGGCAGCTATGGCGACGTGCTGTCGGTCAAAACCGAAATCGTCGACATCGAACTCGGCGGCAAGACCGAAAAACGCCTCGCCCTGTTCGCCGAGATCGAAGCCCTCGACCCGCTGATCGAGCTGATCAAAAAGGGCCAGAAGCTCTACACGTCGATCGAGGTCAATCCGGCCTTTGCCGGGACGGGCATGGCCTATCTGATGGGCATCGCCGCCACCGACAATCCCGCCTCGCTCGGCACGGATATCCTCGAATTTTCCGCCAAGCTCGGCGACAAAGGCCCGCTCGCAGCGCGCAAACAGCAGCCGGGCAACTTCTTCTCGGTCGCAACCGAAACCACGATCGAGCTGGTCGACGATCAGCAGACTGCGGATCCCACCGGCGTTTTCGGCGCGATCAAGTCGTTACTCGACCGTTTCACCCCTGCCACGCCCGCACCCGCGCCTCAGCCCGAGCCAAAGCCCGAAGACCTGCCCCAGCCCGGCGCGCAAGGCGGCGTCGAATTCGCCGCCGCATTCGGAGCGGCGATGGGCCAGATGGCCGGCGCCGTGAACAAGCTGGCGACCGACACAGGGACGGCGCTGACCGCAATCCGCGGCGAAGTGTCGACCCTCAAGGAACAGATCAGCGCCACGCCCGCGACCAGCCATCACAGCCGTCCGCTGGCGACCGGCGCCGAAGCGCAGTTCGTCAAGACCGACTGCTGACCCAACAATCTAACCCCGCACCAACCGCCCGACGCCCAAGGAAACGATCATGCAAAATGTCACCCGCGCCCTCTTCAACGCCTATGTGTCGCAGATTGCGCTGATCAACGGCGTCGAAAGCGCCACCACGCAGTTCACCGTCAACCCGGCGGTCGAGCAGAAACTCGAAGAGGTCATCAAGGCCGGAAGCGAATTCCTGCAGCAGATCAATATTGTCCCCGTAATTCAGCAGTCGGGCGACAAGGTCGGCATTGGGGTTACGCGCACGATCGCAGGTCGCACGGACACCAGCGGCGCCGGGCGTCGCAACCCGACCGATCCGACCGACAGCAGCGACAAGGGACGCTACACCTGCCGCCAGACGAACTTCGACTACGCCTTGCGCTACTCGAAGCTCGATAGCTGGCGCCACAAGCCCGAGTTCCAGACGATGGTTCGCGACGCGATCGCAAAGCAGCAGGGCCGCGACCGGATCATGATCGGCTGGCACGGCGTATCCGCCGCCCCCACCACCGACCGCGCCGCGAACCCCAACCTCCAAGACGTCAACGAGGGCTGGCTGCACAAAATCCGCACCAATGCCCCCGCGCATGTTCTTGACGACGGTGACCTGTCGGGCGCCGGCAAGGCAATCTACGTTTCGCCCGGAGCGGTCGGCGTCGACGTCGACTATCAAAACCTCGACGCGCTCGTGCTCGACGCGAAGAAGATGATCCCGGAATGGATGCGCGGCGATACCGACCTTGTGGTGATCGTCGGGCATGATCTGGTCGACGAGAAATATTTCAACATCGTCAACTCTGCAGGCGACAAGGCCACTGAAGTCGAAGCCGCGGACCGCATCCTGCGCTCCGAAAAGCAGCTTGGTGGGCTTCCTGCGGTCCGTGTGCCCTTTTTCCCGGCGCGAGCGCTGCTCATCACCAAGCTGTCGAACCTGTCCATCTATTATCAGGAGGGCGCTCGCCGCCGGTTCCTGAAGGACGAGCCGGAGGCCGACCGCATCGCCAACTATGAATCGACGAACGAAGATTACGTCGTCGAAGATTACGATCCCACCGCATTCGTCGAGAATATCGTCATCGGCAAGAAGCCCTGACGCCCGGATACACCGAGAGGGGTTGATGGTGGCAACTGGCATCCGGGCTGGTGCCGCCGGACCCAAGACAGAAGGCCGGGGCGGTCCCGATGGGACATCAACGCTCCGGTCGGCCGTTCGCCGGATAGGACCGCCAAACAGCACAGGAGCTAGCCCGCATGAGCCTCGTTTCCCGCCACCTCGCCCGTCACGCCGCTGGCGCCCTTGCCAGCGCCGCAGTGATCGCCACCGCCGCTGCCGCGCCGCCCGTCTCGAATCCTGAATATGCCGCCATGCTCGAACAGCTTGGCGAGGATCTGCAACGCCTTTCGAACACGCAGTCGGTCGAGCTGAAAATCAAGGCCAAGGCCGAAATGATCGGGCGTTACGATGATTGGGTGCTCGGCGCCCTCGTCGCCGGCGAACAGGGCAAGGCGGCGCAGGATGAAGTCGTCGCGACTATGCTAGTTTGGAACATCGACGTCCAGAATTGGACCATGGCGCTGCAGATCGGCGCGCATGTCCTCACCCATGGCCTGTCGCTGCCCGAGCGCTACAAACGCACCCCCGCCACCCTCATCGCCGAAGAAATTGCCGATACGAGCCTCAAACTGGTCGAGGCCGTTGATCATGGCACGCTGATCGCCACGCAGGTTCTCACCGACGAACATGACATGCCCGATCAAGTCCGCGCGAAGCTGATGAAGGCTATCGGCCGCAAGTTGATGGCCGAGGCCGACGCATTCGACCCGGACGCCGAGGGCGCCACCGCCGGCGGCAAGCCTGCGCTCATCAGCGCAGCGGTCGGCGCATTCAAGCGCGCGCTCATCCTTGACGACAAGGCCGGCGTCAAAAGGGACATCGAGAATTTGGAGCGTGAGCTGAAAAACCTCACGCCCCCCACCTGACGCCCCACGGCGCCGCGGGGGCGGTTCGGGATCCGGGCGGAATTTTCCGTCCATCGGTTGCCTGATCCTCACCCCCGCACTTTGATTTGGAGACTTCGGTCATGAACGGATTTGTGGCGATGCCGCCCGCACCACAATCCCCCGCCAACGCGGTGGTAAAGGCCGATGGCTGGTTTCCCGATATCGACGTCAACGCCGTGCGCTCCGCGATGCGGCTGCGCGGCGAAGTCCCGCATGCGCGCCTGGTCGAAGCATTGCGCGGCGGCGTCCTCACGGTGACGATGCAGCTCCACGACTGGAAGGCCGAATGGGTCGCCGCCGGCATCGCCTCGATCGCGAGCGTGAAACCCACCGAAAAGATCGACGACGAACATCGGCTTTCGATGCTCTTCGTCCGCGCCGTGCGCTTCTATGCCGCGGCAGAGCTGGCCGAGCTGGCCCGCGACAGCTCGGCAACCAACGACGAGGTCGACCGGATCGAGGAAGAATCGCTGGTCGCCCCCGACATGAAGGCCATCGCGCTCAACGCGGTGCGCGACATCCTCGGCACCACGCGCATCGCGGTGGAGCTGATCTGATGGGCATCGTGCTGCCCTCGACCGCGACCGCCCGCGCCGGCGAAACGCTGGACGCGCTGTGTTGGCGCACGCTCGGCACCACCGACGCGATCGAGGACGTCCTCGCGCTCAATCCACGCCTGACCAGCGTCGTGCTGGCGGAAGGTGACGAGGTGGCCCTGCCAGCCCGTTCCCCCGCGCCCCGCACGCTCGAAACCGTGCAACTTTGGAGCTGATCAGGTGAACGACTGGCGTGATTTTCTGATTTGGTGGCTCGCATCGCTGATCGCGGGCGCGACCGTAGTCGGCGGCAAGCTCGGCGTCCTTCTGTGGAAGATGGCACCCGACCCGCCTTCGGATCCTGTGCTCGCGGTCCACTGGCGCCGCCGCCGCCGCTGGCTCGCCTATGCCGAGCTTTCGGCGCTGCCAGCCTTCGCCACCATTGCCGTCGCCGTCACCGTCCACCGGCAGGCCGAACCGATTATGTCGGTGCTGCTGTCGATGGGCCTCGGCGCGATCGGCTTCACCTTGTTGCTCGACGGGGTCCAATGGCTGTTTCGCCAGCGGCTCGGTCTGCCCGATGCGGTCGGGGGTTCGTCCAAACCCGGAGATCAAGGCTATGGCTGATTTTCCTCCCCTTCTCCTCATCCTCGTCGGCTTCGCGTCGATTTTCTCGATCGGCGCCGCGGTCAAGGCCGTCTGGCACAATTGCCAGCTTCGCCGGGGCGGCGAACCGCCGCTCGGCATGTTTTCGCAGATCCGCAACTCCAACAAGGGAGACCGCCCATGACAGACTTGCCCCCATTCGCCTCGGCTGCGGCCATAGCCAAGATCATGAATCCTGCCGTCGCGGCCATGATCGATGGAATCCTCGCCCGCGAAAAGGGCTATGTGAACCATCCGTCCGATCCCGGCGGCGCGACCAATTGGGGCATCACGCAGCGTGTCGCCCGCGCGAATGGCTACATGGGTGATATGCGCGCCCTTCCGCAGTCGGTGGCCCGCGAGATCTATTTCCGCGAATATATCGTGAAGCCCGGCTTCCTCGCGATCGCCGAAATCGACGTCCACGTTGCCGAAGAGGTCATCGATAGCGGGGTCAATGCCGGGCAAGCGCGAGCTGGCCTTTGGTTTCAGCAGGCGCTCAACGTCCTCAACCGCCGCGGCGTCGACTATGCCGACATCGGCGAGGATGGAAAGGTCGGCAAAGCCAGCATCGGCGCGTTTCAGGCGCTCCGCCGCAAGCGCGGCGAGGTCGGCGCACGCCGCCTGATGCTCAAAGCGCTCAATGGCCTGCAGTTCATGCACTATTTCAAGCTCGCCGATGGCGGGACGAAGTTTGAGGATTTCATGGTCGGCTGGGTCGATAGCCGCATCGGGGCAATCGGCTGATGCTCTCTCTGCTCTCCCTCACCACGCTTGGCCCGCTGGTCGCGCTCGTCGTCGGCACCGTGGCGCTCAAGGGCAGGCCGCTTCACTGGCTGCTCGATCTGGTCGAATGGCTGTTCGAGCGCCCCGTGCGCGCCCTCGTCCTGTTCCTCACCATTGTCGCCGTCTTGGGTTGGTGGCGCGCGCATGACATCGACCAAGCGCGCGACGAGCTGCGCCTTGCGGTGAAGGGCGAGCGCGACGCGCACGGGGAAACCAAGGCCCGCGTCGCTGCAGCCGCAAAGGGCGCCGCCGACCTCGCAGAATTCAACCGCGCCGCCATCGAAGCCGAATGGCGCGGGCAATATCAGGAGGCTCTCCATGCGAATGACACGCTTCGCGATCGCAATCGCGCTCTTCTCGCTCAGTGGCTGCACGCACAGCCCGGTCGAACCAATCCGCGTGGCGCCGGCGGCGCCGATCTGCCCGGCGCTCCCGCCCTGCCCTCCGGAACTGTGTACGATGCCGAAACTGCCGTCGTTCCTGTCGCCGACCTCGTCGACGTCGCTGCCGCCTACGCCCAGCTAGAATCGCTGATCGGGTTCGTTACGGCGGCGACGGCGGTTGAGACCAGCCCACCGGCACCGGGCGCGCCCTGATGCTCAAGCCCGCCGCCATTCGCACGATGTTGACCGCATATCTGCCCGAGCTTGCCCGTGATCCCGAGCGGCTGCGCATGTGGATCGACAAGGGAAAGGTGCGGACCCGGCAAACGGAGAGCTTTTCCTTCGAGCTGGAATATCGGCTGAATATCGTGGTGGTCGACTGGACGGACGAGCCGGTGATCATCTTTGCGCTGCTCAACGAATGGCTGCGCCGATATCAGCCCGACGCCGTCGCCAGCCAAGCGGCGTCCGGCTACACCTTCGAGGCCGATATTGTCACGAACATGGCAATGGATCTGTCGATAGATCTAGATCTAAGCGAAGCTGTGCGCCGCGTTCCGAAGGATGACGGCGAGGGCTATAACCTGCAGGTTGTAGAAGAGCCGGAGAGCTTCCCCGACGAATTCGCGCCCGTCCCGACCGTGCTGCTCAAGGAAATCTTCTGGAAGGGCGAGCGCCTCGTCCCGCTCGACGCACCTTGACCGACAATTTCAACCAGCTCGCGCCATGGGTCGCGGCCATCGCCAAGCGCTTCGGCGATGGCAATATGCGCAAGATCGCACGCAAGATCGGCCTCGCCCTTCGGCGCACCAATGCCCAACGGATCGCGCGCAATGTCGAACCCGATGGCTCGACGATGGAACCGCGCAAGCCGCGCCCGCTGCGCGATCGCAAGAAGGATCGCGTCAAGAAAAAGGGCCGCATGTTCCCCAAGATCCGGCTGGCGCGAAACATGAATGTCGACGCCAGCGCCGACCATGTCGAGCTGTCGTTCAACGGCAAGGTCGCAAAGACGGCCGAGGTCCACCATTTCGGTCTACGCGACCGCGTCGCGCGCATTCGCGGCGCGGCGCAATATCGCTATCCCGCGCGCGAACTGCTCGGCTTCGGCGCCGATGATGACGATGCCATCCTCGCGGCGGTGCTAGACGGGGTCGACGCCTGACTAGCCATTTTCTTCGGCAACCTTCTTGTTCAGATCGTCAATAAATTGGTCGAAGGCGTCGATGGAATTAATGTATTCCATCATGCGGGAGGCAGCGACGGCAAGGTCGACGTAGACCCGCTCCGGCGTCAGTCCAAGAAGCTCCAGCGCCAATCGGATCTGATGTTTCTTGTCGTACGGAATCGTGAAGATCGATCGGGTCGGTAATGGTGCCTCCTTCGGAATGTGAAGCGACATATAACTATCCTGCGCCGTAGATCGCGGGTTCATCGCTGAGCTATCGACGAGCAGCGGTTTTTCTCGCTCAGTCGCAAACGGCTGAACAAACATCGTCGTCTCGCAAAATGCGAAATGGCCACGCTCAATCGCGAGAACCTCGCCCGGCTGATTGCGCCCCGCCTCTGAAGGCTCGCACGCAAAGAACAGAGCGGTAAGCGGGTTGCTCGTCCAATCGAGCAGGGCCGTTTTCACGCCATAGTGCTGCGCGAGCACAAGATAAGCTAGCTCGTCAGCCGGTGGCGGCGATGCAAAGCGCTGCGCCATGCTTCTCCAACGCGATAGCTGCGCCGCCGATTTCAATCCGCTGGCGCCGGGGCGGAACGCCGAGGGAAGAGCCGTCCAAGATGCATTCGCATGGCCACGATATAGAAGCTTCCATCCCCATCCGTCAGAAACGGCACGAAGAAAGGCAGAGATTTCGTTCAACCCGCTTTGTTCGGCAAATTTGATGAAAGCGGATGATTCAGTCATGCTATATTCCGTCACGCAGATCTCCAATTTTGCTCAAAACCTGACCGCCGCTGCCCATGGCATCAATCTTTTGATAGGCGCGTGTGCCTTCCCGCCCGCTCCTGTATAAGCGCTTCATACAGGAGCAGGCCGTTGCGCCAAGCTAGGCGCGTTCGCTCCATGGCGGCATGTCCGCAACCTCCGCCACCGCAATCGACCTTTCGCGCCTGCCGCCGCCGCAGATCGTCGAGCAGTTGGATTATGAGGCGATCCTCGCTGCCCTCCGCGTGGATATGCTGGCCCGCTTTCCGAACTTCTCCGCCGCCGTTGAATCAGATCCGGTGCAAAAGCTGCTCGAAGTCTGTGCCTATCGCGAGCTGCTGCTGCGCGCGCAGTTTAACGAACGCGCGCGCGGCTGCCTTGTCGCGTTCGCCACCGGCGGCGACCTCGACAATTTGGGTGCGCTGCTTGGCGCCTATCGCCTCGAAATCGAGCCTGCGGATCCACTGAACGGCACGCCCGCCGTCATGGAGACCGACGCCGACTTTCGCCGGCGCATCATCCTCGCGCCCGAGGGTTACTCAGTCGCCGGTCCAGAGGGCGCCTATATCTGGCATGCGCTGTCCGCCGACGCCGATGTGCTGGACGCGTCGGCCACCTCGCCGACGCCCGGTGAAGTTGTCGTTACGGTCCTTTCGCGCACCGGCAACGGGACCGCCCCGGCGCCGCTGCTCGATATTGTCGAAGCGGCAGTCAGCGCGAACGACGTGCGCCCATTGACCGACCATGTCACCGTGCAGGGCGCGACGATCGTTCCCTACGTCATCGTTGCACAGATCGAGACATACGCCGGACCCGACAGCTCCATCGTGCTGGCAGAGGCCGAAGCACGCCTCGCCGCCTATCTCGAAGGCGCGCGGCGCCTCGGCCGCGACATCGTCCGTTCGGCCATTTTTGCTGCGCTGCACGTCGAGGGGGTCAGCCAAGTCACCCTGACGCACCCAGCAGCCGACGTCGAACTCGATCGCACCAGAGCCGCCCATTGCACCACGGTGACGCTCAATCATGCCGGGACCGGTGAATGACCGACCGACCCTCTATCCTTCCGCCGACGTCCACGGCGCTTGAGCGCGCGCTCGAACAGGCGACCGGTCGCATTGGCGATATCGACATCAATTTGCCGCCGCGCCTGTGGAACCCATGGACCTGCCCACCCGAAATGCTGCCTTGGCTCGCGTGGGGCCTGTCGATGGACAGTTGGGACAACCGGTGGCCGGTGGCCGTTCGCCGGCAACGCGTCGCCTCGGCAATCGCTATCCAGCGGCGGAAGGGGACCGCAAAGAGCGTTTTCGACGTCGTCGACAGCTTCGGCGGCTCGCTCGTGCTCAAGGAATGGTGGCAGCAAGTTCCGCCCGCGCCGCCGCACACCTTCACGATCACGCTCTCCGTAGGCGGAAGCCTCGGCCCGCTGCCCGCCAGCTACATCGACGACATCATCGGCGAGGTGACGCGCACCAAGCCGGTCCGGTCGCACTTCACCTTCACGCAGGGGCTCAGCGCCAGCGGCGGGATCCGTCTCGCCGCCGTCGCCCGCCCTGCGCTGCTCACCCGTCTTTCCGCCACCGCCGTCTGAGGAATCGCCATGGCCATCACCATCATCGTCACCAACGCCGGGCGGGCCGCTCTGGTCAACGCCGCCAACACCGGGACGAACGCGGTCACGATCGCGCAGCTCGGCATCACCGCCGCCGTTTTCGTCCCGAACGCCGCGCAGGTTGCCCTTCCGGGCGAGATCAAGCGCATTGCCTCGGTCGCCGGCGTAGTCGTCGACGATGACAAGATCCATGTCACCGCGAGCGACGTCACCAACGCCGCCTATACGATGCGCGGATTTGGCCTCTATCTCGCGGACGGAACGCTGTTTGCAACCTATGGGCAGGCTGGCGAGATCCTGAACAAGACGTCCGAATCGATGATGCTGCTCGCGCTGGATATCGGATTTGTCGACGTCGACGCCCAGATGATCGTCTTCGGCGATACCAACTTCATCCTGCCGCCGGCGACGACGGAGATCCTCGGCCTGGTCGAACTTGCCACGACGGCTGAAGGGCAGGCTGGCAACGATCCGACGCGCGTGCTGACGCCGATGGTCGGCAAGCAATCGGTGCTGGGATGGCTGTTGTCGCAGGACGGTTCGGGCAGCGGCCTCGACGCAGATCTGCTCGACGGCTTGCATGCGACCGCCTTCGCCAGCGCGGGCCACTCGCATGATCGAGTGAACCTGTCAGGTTTCGGATCCATCGCAGCGCAGAATGCCGAGGCGGTGAATATAACGGGCGGCGGCATTTCGGGGACCACGCTGAACAACGTGCAGGGCAATGTCGGCATCGGCACCGCGGCGCCGGGCGCCAAGTTACAGGTGGGCGGCGCCGCTGGCGCCACACCCGCGCCGACGCAGATCCGTCTGGACACCACCTACGTCAACACCAGCACACCCACCAATCAGCAGCTCAAGATTTGCCTAGCCTATGTCAGCGCGACCGAAGCCTACGGCATCACGCCGGACAGCGACGCGCGTCTTTGGTATCATGCCGGCAGCACGGCAGTTGGCAATGGCGCGCATGTTTTCGCGACCGGCGGGACCGCGCGCGTGATTATCGGCGCCGCCGGGATGACGATCAACGGTCAGACGGCTTGGCATGCCGGGAACGATGGTGCTGGCAGCGGTCTCGACGCCGATTTGCTCGACGGGCTACACGCCAGCGCCTTCGCCAGCGCCGGCCATTCGCATGATCGAGTGAACCTGACAGGCTTCGGAAACATCGCAGCGCAGAATGCCGAGGCGGTGAATATAACGGGCGGCGGCATTTCGGGGACCACGCTGAACAACGTGCAGGGCAATGTCGGCATCGGCACCGCGGCGCCGGGCGCCAAGCTACAGGTAGGCGGACTTGGGGCGGGGCCGACGGCCGCGCCAACACAGATCCGCCTCGACGGATCCTACACGAACACCAGCACGCCCACCAATCAGCAACTCAAGCTGAATCTCCTGCAGGCCAGCGCGACCGAGGCCTATGGCTATACGGTCGATGCGAGCGGGCGAATTTGGTATCATGCGGGCGACAGCGGCACGGGCACCGGTGGACACGTCTTCGCGACTGGGGGCGCAGGCCGCGTGATCGTTGGCCCCACGGGTATGACCATCAATGGGCAGACAGCGTGGCATGCCGGTAACGATGGCTCAGGCAGCGGCGTCGACGCGGATCTGCTCGACGGACAGCATGGGTCATTCTTCCTGCCCGCCGCGACCTTCTCCGCTGCCGAGGTTCTATCCCGCCTGGTCACGGTCGACGGCTCGGGAAGCGGCGTCGATGCCGACCTGCTCGACGGCTATCACGCGTCTTCGTTCGACCGCATCGTTGATCAGAACCTCAACCCGGAGGGTGGATATATCATCTACGCGTCGGGCCGAAAAGAATGCTGGGGCACCGTCATCATCGCGCAGGACAGCTATGCGACATGGAACCTGCCGTACGCTCATACGAGCTGGTGTCATCCCAGCTTCACCTACACCGGCAAGGCTGGATTCAACGCCACGGCCGATAATACCATGTTCGTCGGCTTCCTCGGTGCGCCGCCTTACGCGACGCGATGGTACAACGCCGAAGACGCCACCCTCACCATCTACATCCGCACGATCGGCGTCTAACAGTCGCCAAGAAAGGAACGATCATGACCGAATTGACCACGAAAATAGGCGCCTTCAACGCTGCAAAGCGCACGGTTCCCGTCAAGTTCACAAGCGGCGACATCGTGCATGACCGCACGGTCAACGCCGTACTGAACGCAGATGGAAAATATGACGCGAAGGCGACCAAGGCACGCGTTGCCGAGGTGGCCCGCGGCGTTGCGGCCAAGATCGACCTCGGCGTCATCGTCGCCCCGATCGAGGAAGAGGCGCCGGCAGAAGGCGAATGAATCGCGCGCGCACCGACGAGGAAGATTTCAATCCCTCCGAGCTGATCCAGATCGGCACCGTCAAATCTGTTGATGTGGCGGCGGCACGGTGCGTCGTCGAAGTGGGCGACACCGAAACGCCGCCGCTGCCATGGATGGAAGGCCGCATGGGCGAAACCCGCATCTGGTCGCCTCCTAGCGAGGGCGAGCAGGTCTTGCTCATCTGTATGGATGGCGAGCTGGGTGGGGGTATCGTCATGCGCGGCATCCCGAGCGACAGCTTCGCACCCGCTGGCGACAGCCCCGAGGAGATCATCCTCTTCAAGGACGGCGCGCGAATCGCCTATGACCCCGAGGCGCACAAGCTGACCGCGCAGCTCCCTGCCGGATCAATGATCGATGTCACCGCCGACCAGGTGAACATCACCGGCAATGTCGCGATCACCGGCGACGTGGCGATCACCGGCAAGCTGACGGCTGACAACGACGTCATCGGCGGCGGCAAATCGCTCAAAAGTCACAAGCATGGCGGGGTGCAGGCCGGCGGCGCGCAGACGGGGGCGCCGGTCTAAGCATCAGTTGGCGGGTTGCATATCATCCGGGAATGGCCTCCGCGACACAAGTGCCCATGAATCGTTGTTACTTATCGATTGCCGGGCATCGATCTCAATCAATAGGCTGGCAGTCTTCTCTTTGTCCGCCCCGATAGCCGAGCTCAGCGCGCCGATGCTTCGCCAGACGTACTCATCACCTGTAAGCATAGTCCGCAACCGCGCCTTGCGCTTAACATCCAACTTCTCGCTCCTGCGGTTCGCGAGCCAGTGCGTGACGATGTTGCCGACGATCGTTGATGCTCCCCCAATAGCCGCGCCGATCAGCGCCGCCCCCTCGGCCGAAAGACTGCTGCAGCTCATATCGTATCCCCCTTGCGAGGAACCTACCGGGATTGTCTGGAATAGGCCAGCGATCCACTAGGGCGATCCCGCAACCGCTCGCTCCTGTATAAGCGCTTCATACAGGAGCAGCCTATGGCATCGGCCAAGGCCTCAGCGCCAGTGTCGCCGCCATGCTCGGCATGGATCGCTCCACCGGCGCCCCGCTCGACGGCGACGCGCATCTCGCCCAATCGATCGGCGATATCCTGACCACGCCAGTCGGCTCGCGCGTCATGCTGCGCGACTATGGCTCGATGCTGCTCGAACTGATCGACCGCCCGATCAATGCCGCGACCCGCCTGCTCTTCCTCGCTGCCTCCGCCGACGCAATCGCGCGTTGGGAGCCGCGCATTCGCCTGACCCGCGTCAACTTTGCCACCACCGGCGCCGATGGCCGCGTGTCGCTCGATATCGAGGGATATCGCACCGACCGCCCTGCCGGCGTCAACAGCTTCACCCGCCTCGCCATCCCCCTAGCCGCTTAGGAAAATTGCCATGCACGGAATCAAGCTCAACGAACCGATCACCGGCACCCGCCCGATCCTCGCGTCGAGCCTCGCCATCATCGGCCTGGTCGCAACCGCCGGCGCCGCTGTCGGTGCCCCGACCAACGCGCTCAACGCCGCTTTCCCGCTCGACGAACCGGTGCTGATCACCGACGTCCGTGCCGCGATCGCCAAGGCCGGCACCACGGGCACCCTCAAGGATGCACTGACCGCCATCGGCGACCAGACCAATCCCGTCGTCGTCGTGGTTCGTATTACCGAGCCCGAGGACGAAGCAGATCTCGACGCCGCAGTTGTCGCGGGCCTCAACCTGTTGCTCGGCGCCGAAGTGCAGCTCGGCGTTCGTCCACGCATTCTCGGCGCGCCCGGTCTCGATACACAAGTCGTCACGACCGAGTTGGCGGAGATCGCCGGCAAGCTGCGCGGCTTCGCCTATGCGCTCGCTGTCGCCGAAGCACTCGCCGACGTGGCCACCTATCGCGAGAATTTCGGTGCGCGCGAGCTGGAGCTGCTCTGGCCGAACACCTCGGCCGCGTTCGCCGGCGACGCTGTCGCCCGCGCGATGGGCATGCGCGCCCGGATCGACGAGGAGGTTGGCTGGCATAAGACGCTGTCGAATGTCGTGATGAACGGCGTAACCGGCCTTGCCGTGCCGATCTTCTTCGACCTGCACAGCGCCGCCAACGACGCCGGCGTGCTCAACGCGGCCGACGTCACAACGATCATCCGCAGCAACGGCTTCCGCTTTTGGGGCAACCGCACCTGTTCGGATGAACCGCTTTTCGCCTTCGAAAGCACCGTGCGTACCGCACAGGCCATTCAGGACGAAATCGGCGCCGGCCTGATGTGGGCAATCGACAAGCCCATCACCAAGTCGCTGTTCCGCGATATCGAGGAGACGATCAACGCGCGGCTGCGCCAGCTCGTCGCCGAAGGTCGGCTGATTGGCGGTCGGGCGTGGATAGACCCCGAATTGAACCCGCCGGCACAGCTCGCCGCGGGCAAGGTGACGGTCGATTACGACTATACGCCCTGCGCGCCCGCCGAGGAGCTGACGCTCAATCAGCGCATCACCGACCGCTATTACGGCACTCTGGCAAACGCCTGACCGCCGCCGCTCTCCCCGTTTGGATCTGAAAGGAATCGGCCATGGGCCTTGCCGCCAAGCTCAAGAATATGAACGTCTTCGACGACGGGACGTCGCACCTCGGCATTGCGACCGAAGTCACCCTGCCGAAAATGGCGCGCAAGATGGAAGGATTTCGCGCCGCCGGCATGGATGGCGAGGTCGATATCGACATGGGGCAGGAAAAGATCGAGCTGGAATATACGCTCGGCGGAATCGTTGCAGCCGCAATCGGCGGCTTTGGCCTGACCACCCACGACGGCAAACTCGTGCGCTTCGCTGGCGCCTATCAGGACGACAGCACCGGGCAGGTCACCCCGGTGGAGGTCGTAGTGCGCGGTCGGCATAACGAGATCGACATGGGCAACGCCAAGCCCGGCTCTGATACCGAGCATAAGTTCAAGATGAGCTGCAGCTACTACAAGCTCATCGTCAATGGCCGCGAAGTCATCGAGATCGACATCGCGGGCATGGTTTTCAAAGTGAACGGCGTCGACCGTCTCGCCGCCCAGCGCGCCGCCATCGGACTCTAGATATCACCAGCTTCGCTCCGGCGCATACATGCGGGTGCGCCGGGGCGGGGAACCGCATCACCGCATGACGACAAGAGGATTTCCGCATGAACGACACTCCCCCTCCCGCGACAGGCAACCAGCCCATTTGGAAGGAATGCACCTTCGAAACCGGCTTCACGCGCGGCGACGAGCAAATCACGAAGATCCGCCTCCGCAAGCCCAAGGGCGGCGAGATGCGCGGTCTGAACCTGCAGGATCTGATGCGCGCCGACGTCAACGCGATCATCACCCTGCTGCCGCGCATTTCCGATCCGACCATGACCGTCTCCGACGCCGAAAATCTCGAAGCCGACGACATTGCCGAGGCGGGAGGTGTCATCACCGGTTTTTTCTTCAGCTCGGCGCAGATGAAGATGATCAGGGAGATGACGTCGACGAACTGATCGCCGACGTCGCGCTGATCTTCCATTGGCCGCTGTCCGAGCTTGAGGCGCTGGATCTCGAAGAGCTGATCGTCTGGCATGGCCGCGCGGTCCGCAGGTTGAAAACACTGCTTGAAGCAAGGGCGGCACCGATAACATGAGCAGCAACAAGCTTTCCCTTATCGTGCAATTCGGCTCCGCCGGGCTCGACAAGCTCGGCGGCGGTCTCAAGAACCTGATCGGCCTTGGCCGGTCGGGCGCCGCAGCGTTGAAGGGCATGCAGCAGGAAAGCGGGCGACTTAAGCGCGAGCTTGCAGCGACTTCGCGCGAACTCGACGGCGCGTCGGGCAACGTGTCCGAGCTGATCAACCGCCAGCGCGCGCTGCAGTCCCAGCTCTATCGCACCAACGAAAGGATAGCCGAGCAGAAGCGATTGCTCGAAATCACCGCACAGGCCGACGCCATTCGAGCGCGCGGCGAGGAATTGAAATCCGCAGGTCAGGAAAACATCGTCGAAGGGCTGGCGCTGGCAGCTCCCTTCGCCCTCGCCGTGCGCGAGGCCGGCAATTTCTCCTCTGGCATGGTCGATCTGCAGCAGAAGGCCGAATTGACCAATCGGCAGACGGCCGAGCTGGAGCATACGATCCTCCGCGCCGCGCGCGCCGCGAAAAGGTTGCCCGAAGAGATGCGTGCTGGTGTCGACGTCTTGGCCAGCTTCGGCCTTGATCCTCGCACAGCGGCCCTCATGATCGCGCCCATCGGAAAAATGGCGACGGCGTTCAAGGTTGACATGGCGGACGGCGCCAATGCTGCCTTTTCCAATCTTCAGAACCTCAAAGTTGCGGTGAGCGATACCGGGCGTGCGCTCGACATCATGGCCAGAGCGGGAAACGCGGGCGCGTTCGAAGTGCGGGATATGGCCCGGCATTTTCCCGGTCTAACAGCTCAGCTCAACGCGCTCGGCGAAGCGGGCTTGAGTGCAGTCGGCAACCTCTCCGCCGCGTTGCAGATCACAAGGCGGACAGCCGGCACGGCTGATGAAGCGGCGAATAACCTTCAGAACCTGTTCGCCAAAATCAATTCGCCCGCGACCGTGAAGGCGTTTCAGAAGAACTTCGGCGTGGACCTCCCGGCGGCGATGGCGAAGCTGCGCGCCGAAGGCTACGATACGCTCGAAGCCATCGCGATGATCACTGAAAAGGCGACCGGCGGCGACCTTAAAAAGCTCGGCTACGCATTCGAGGATATGCAGGCGCAGGGCGCTATCCGAGCGCTGATCCTGAACCTCAAAGACTATCGCAAGATTCGCGATCAGGCGATGAAGGGCGAGGGAACGGTCGGCCGCGCATTCGATTTGCGTGTCGCGAGAGACGCCACCGCCCTATGGGGCGATTTCGTCGGCACAATGTCGGAGGTCGCGCTACTGGTAGGCAAAACCCTGCTACCAAGCGTCAATCAACTGGCGTTGAGCATGAAAGGAAGTCTGACCGCCGTCCTCGCGTGGTCGGAAGCCAACCCCGAACTGGCGAGGGGCATTGTCAAAGCCGCTGCCGGGTTGATCGCGCTCAAGATCGGCTTCGGCGTCGTTCAATTCGCCATCGGCAGCATTCTTGGTCCCTTTGCCACCATTTACGGCCTGTTCCGGCGAGTGTTCCCCGCCGGCATCGTCGCGTCACGCGCCTTCGGATTCCTCGCGAAGGGCGCGATCATCTTCGGCCGTGCCATGCTGTGGGTGGGCCGCGCCCTGCTCATGAACCCCATCGGCCTGACCGTGACCGCGCTCGGAATCGCCGCCTATTTGATCTGGAAGCATTGGGACAAGATCAAGGGCGCGTTCCACGGTGCCGTGGGTTGGCTCGGCTCGGCTTGGTCGGGGATCAAGTCCGCTTTCAATGCCGGGGTCGCGTTCCTCGGCCGCGTCATGGGGTTCGTGAAGCGCAACGCGATGCTGATTCTGCCCGCCTTCGGTCCCTTGGGTATCGTGGCGGCGCTGATCATCCGCAACTGGACGTCGATCAAGACGGCGTTCACCAACGGTATCCGCGGCGTGGGCGCAGCGGTGAGCAATGGGCTGGCCTTCATGCGAGGATTCGCCGGCAGCTTCATCGGGGTCGGCCGCGCGATCATCGACGGGCTGGTTGCCGGGATCAAGGCCGCGCCGGGCAAGATCTGGTCGGCCCTGAAATCGATCATTGGCGGCGCGTGGAGCAACGCAAAGGCGTTCCTCGGCATCAACTCCCCTTCGCGCCTGTTCATGCAAATGGGCGGCTTTGTCGCCGATGGTCTGGCGGTCGGGATCGACCAAGGCCGGCGCCGCCCCGTCGACTCCGCCCGCAGGATGGCGGAGGGCGTCGCCAGCGGCTTCGCGGTGCCACGATCCCCCTTCGCTGGCGGAATGGCGCCAGCGGGCGCCGCAGCGGGCCGGGGAGCGCGCGGTGGGGGAGCCGGCGGCGTCGTCATCGAAAAGGTCGAGATCCATCTGCAGCAACAGCCGGGGCAGAATGCCGCGCAGCTCGCGCAGCAGATGATGGCGGAATTCAGGAAGCTCGCCGCGCGCGAGGCAAGGGGCAGCTATGCAGATCGGTAATATCGGCGGCATCGTCCGCGCCACGGGCGCCAGTGCGCAGCTCGGCGACGTGCGGCGCCTGCTCGGCCTGCCCGACATGCCGGCGATCGCGAACGCCGCGACGATCGCGGCCAAGTTGCGCGGCCTTGCCCAGGTCGACGCCGCCGGCGGTACGATCGGTGAGCGCATTCCCATGTTCTCGCTTGGCCTGTTCGTCTTCGGGCTCGACACGATCGCGCCGCAGGAGCTTGCCCGGCGCACCGACTGGCGCCACGCTGCCGGCGAACGCCTCGGCGCGCGCGCCGCCTATCAGTTCCTCGGCCCCGGCCTCGATACCTATTCGCTGCCCGGTGTGCTGATGCCCGAGCTGACGGGTCCGAATACATCGCTGCAACAGATCCGCGAGATGGCGGCGACCGGCGATGCCTACCCCTTCGTGCAGTCCGATGGCGTGGTTATCGGCCAATATATGATCACCGCGGTCGACGAACGGAAAAGCGTGTTCCTTCCCGGCGGCGGCGCGCGGCGCGTCGATTTCTCGATCGAGCTTGAGCGGGCAACCGACTGATGGCCTCGCTTCCCTTCGGCGTCACCGTCGCGGCGCAGTCAGCGGCGCTTCAGCCCGCCAGTCGCGACGAATGGATCATGCCCGTTGCGGCGTGGCAGGTCACGCTAGACGGACAGGATCTGACCGAGGCGATGAAGCCAAGGCTCAAAGAGTTGACGCTGACGGAAAAGCGCGGCGAGGAGGCCGACAGCCTCGATATCACGCTCGGCGATGAGGATGGAATGCTGGCGCTTCCCCCGCCAACCGCGACCCTGTCGGTCGCCATCGGCTGGCAGAAGGGTAGCGGCGTGACCGCCGGGCTGGTCGACAAGGGCAGCTATCGCATAGATGAGCCGGGATGGAGCGGCCCGCCTGATATCGTCACGATCACCGGACGCGCGGCCGACCTGACGGCGGATCTGCGCAAGCGGCGCGATGAAAACTGGATCACGCAGCCGCTGTCGGCCATCGTGGGCAAGATCGCGAAGCGCCACGGCCTGACGCCCAAGGTCCATGCGCTGATCGCCGATGCACAGATTCCGGCGATGCGGCAGCACGCAAAGAGCGATATCGCGTTCGTGAGAGAGCTGGGGCGGCGATACGACGCCGTGGCGACCATCAAGGCGGGTACGCTGATCCTCGCGCCCATCGGC